ACTATATATTATACCACATTTTTATGAAAAAAGAAAGCCTCCTGTTTTTAAGACTAAGAGGCTCTCTTATTAATTTATGTTTGTTTTTTTAAAGCTGTATTAAGCGCCTTCAGAGCCCATCCATTGACGGGGTTCTGTCCAACCAAAGCCATAACGTTCACGGAATTTGAACAGCATACTATCTGTAGCAAAATCAATGTCTTGTGAACCGCCAAGCTCTTCACGAACAAACATCTTGGTACCGCCACCAATACTGGTCTTAACAAACCAGGCATCTGGATCAGTAAAGCGTCTATTCATGTGAAGACCGCCAGGGAATTTACCACCGGCAAGATTCGGTTGATTCAGAAGACCACCAACATTCTCATTACCTGCTACGTTTTTAATAGGACCGTTAGCAGAGTATTCAGCCTTAAGAATTCGATTAGCAACAAACTCCAGTTCAACAGGAATGTGGATAGATTGCGGACGGGCCGAAATCAGAATACCACGATCATTGGTGAATTTGTTAATACTAATGCATATATCTTCAAGAGCCGATTCCGAGAAGTCAACAGAAACTTTGTTGTCAAAGTTAGTGCCACTCGAAGTGGGGTGACTATCCGAAAACAGGGGTTGACCATCACCACCTACGTAGGCAGCATTGAAACCACGGTTAAATACAGCAGCAGCTTTAGTTTGCTTCGTATCTGCCATAGAACGGCCAAGTTCTTGAGATTTCATTTTTGCAATCGTATTATAAAGATCGTCATCAAACGCTTCTTTAGTAACAGCGAAGGCAATTGCAATAGTTTCCATGTCGTAACGGGACTTCCATGTTTCTTGGATGTCATCATACTGGACAGCTTGACCTTCAGATTTAACAAAAGCCGAGCCCATTCCGGAAACCATTACTTCTTCTTCAAATGCTCGTTTCGTATTAACGATTTCAAACAGAGGAAGATGTTCTTGTGGGGTTTCCCCATAACTCATACCAACGAACTCATGAACGCCGGGTACGAGTGAATTAGGGATTGAACCTCTAGTAGTTGTCATTGTTTAGTTTCTCCTTTATTCACAATTAACCATCATCACGAAGACTGTGATTAACGAGAACGCCTTCAATTTGAGGGATAGACGTATCGTCAGGGGCCTTCGTAACTTTAATTAGACCAGCGTTAGCAGCAACCGTTGAACGGTACGTACCTGCAGCAGCCAATAGATTAGAATCAGCCAGCGGCGTACCAGTACCGTCAGCCAGAATCAAATTACCACCGTCCGTAGCCGAAACTACAAGGAAGTTGGAACCATCCAAACTAGCAGAAATACCTGGTACTGCATTAAGCAGAGCAAGCAACTGCGCCGGAGTCTGGTTAGTTACAATAGTAATTACAACAGGAGTTGTATTCACAGATGTAGAAATGCTGAACGTATCGTTGTTAGCAAGACCAGTCAAAGCAGCGTTGTTAGTACCCGTAACTGCAAGCGAACCTGTTTTCGTGGTTTTATTTGCAACAACTGCACCAGAATTACCTGTATAGGTATCCGGGGTACCGATAGTTACAGCGTAAATATCACCAACCAAAACAGCAGTAGGATTCACTTCCGTTTTAATTGTAAACGTGGCATACGGATCATCAATCACAAGTGCTTCAATACCTGTACCAGTAGCAGAGGCTGGCCAGTAATGACCATACCCAATATACTGAGTAGCACCCGTGGGCTTGTATTTAACACTATCAAAAACACCAATAGCATCTGCACCGTTGGTAGCTACAACAAGTGTGCCACTAGACAGTTTAACAGGGTCTCCCTTACCAAGAGCAGTGCCGTAGCCTGATGCAATGGTATATGGAGAAAGACCTTTATTGTCACAGGCACTTCCAACTTTACGAGCTGGTACAAAACCTGTTTTAGGATTCGACATTCTTTATTTTCTCCTTTTATTATAAAACAAAATTAACAAAAAGCCTTTCTCCAATTGATTTTAATAGTCCCTTGAAGTAGGCTCTCTTCCAATAACTGTTTGCTTTTTAGAGCCAGCAGTTCTGAAATTCTTTTTAGTATAAGAATGGACATCAACAGCTTCATTTTCAGCTTCCGTAACACCTGCAAAATAATTTCTGCGAGAATTACGTAGATCCATATCAATTTTCATCAAGCAACAATCTCCAATCGTAATAAGACCATTTCGGGTCTTTGTGTCTACTTGACGAATCCGTTTCAGATACCATTCAGGTAATTCAGAAACGGTAACAAATTCGTAACCTTCAGCTTCACGGTTGGCAAGATAAGTAAGTTCTTCCACACCTGCTACGATATACCTGATAGGTCGTACCTCGAAGCCTGTTTTTCTGAAGTGTTCTTGCAGTTCCATAGGAATCTGCGTGTTTCTCGGCCTCTCATAAGTTTTCTTACGTTCTGGACGAGCCCCTCTTAGTGCATATTGTTCTTTTTCATTGTTACCCGAAGAGAGGTCATTATTTATTTTTTTATTAGTCATAGTTTTAAATTTCCTTTTTTAACGATAAGTTATCGACTTGTTTCTGATGGGATGATAATTGGAACGTATCCGTCATCTCTAGTGTTATTTGCCATGTGGATTTTCCTACGTGCCATACGTTCCATTGACATATTCCACGCATCAATGTGTTCCAAATCTTTTGGAGATAACGTAACCTTATTTGCAATAGGTCTACGATTAGGAACTGCACTGGTAGTACGAGATGCACCTGAAACAGTTTGTCGCGGGGCTTGTGGCCTGACCGCTTTTTTTACGTCTTCGATATCACCTTCATCAAAATCTTCTTGTGATATAGAGGGAGCCTGTCTATTTGACGAAGTTTTACGAGGCTCTTGACTATATTCTAACACATCTTCATCTTCAACGCCAAATTTTTGTTTAGAACCAACAAAGTAGTCAGGGAAACGCCTTTTCAATCTAAAAGAAAGTTCTTCATAGAACTCTTCACTTTCATGGTCGTACCCCTCACGAACAAGACTTTCATTAATAGTAAAAGCAGCATTTTCAAAATAAGGATCAGACCGAAGATGTTTACCGTAATCTTCCATCCAGGCAACAGCATATTCGGAAGGCCGATACTGTTTCGGTTTGGGTTTGTAATCCTCAACTTCTTCAAGTTCATTAACTTTTAAATTCATCTTTATGTCAATTAACTGGTCTCTCAACTCTTCGTTCTTAGCTTGAAGTGAAACGACAAGATCTGAATTACCTTCCTGCATTGCGACACGCATTTGATTGATGTTCGAATTAATTAAAGCCTGAATGCTATTTTTATTGTCTTCAAGAGAAGATTTGACACTTCCGTTAACCTTCTTCATCAACTCATATTTCTCTTTGCGTTCTTTTTCAAGTTGAGCTTCAAGATCGTTAGCTCTTGAATTAAGTTCTCTAATACGCTTTTGAGCCCTGGATTGACGTTTTACGTTTTGACGTTCAATAACAGGTTTTACTTCATCCACAACTTCCTGTTCTATGACAACCTCTTCTGGCATTGTTTTTTCTGTTCTTTCACTCGGAACATAGACCTTTGTTTTCTTTTTTGAATCAAGGTCAACCTCCACATGCTCCTCCACAGAAGATTCTACAACTGGTTTAGTTGTAACGACAGGAACAGTAATTTCTGTATATTTTTCCATATTTTACCTTTAGTCTCTTTCTTTGTAATTCGGATTGTAAATAGTATTATACTTCTCAAGATCTTCTTGTGGGATATCTAATAGAAGACTTGAGTCACCTTCTTCATAAACAACAGGATCAGAAAGACGAGATATAATCTCATCATCGTTCACGATAATGTAAGATACACCTTTAAATTTACGTTTTTTACCTATGTGTGACCCCCATTCAACAAAATCTCCAACTTTACACCATTCATATCTGTTTCCTTCTGAATCCCTGTGTTCAGGACGATTCCAGCAAGATTTACCAATTGCAACTACACGGCCAATATTCGTCCTGTAATTAGCAAAATCAACAGTTTCAGATGTAAGAAGTATTCCTCTAGCACTTGTAGTTTTAGTTGGATACGGTCGTATCACAACAGTCCAACCAAGAGGTTCAAATAGATTTTCGGGGTCTGGTACAGAAGGTGGAGATATCCACTCGTTGTCATTTTGTTTTAAATTTGTTTGATACATACTTTGTCTTCATAGCTCCTTTCGCTACGTGTTTTATAATTAAAAAAACGTCCAATGGACGACTAACGAGTATACAAAGCTTTGTAAAGATTTCTGTACTTATTTTTCAGTTCTTCACAAGCTCGTAAATACCCGACCAACTCTCGTGCTTGCATTTCATCTTCCCAAGCCCCTCCAATTAAAGCATCTGCATTGATTTTAATCTTTTCATCAACATAATCAATGAAGTCTTTAGTTAAAGTCAGGTCTTCAAAAGAGTTATTATTAGGCACTTGAATTAAATTTACCTTTTTAGGGAAACCTTCTGGTCTTGTTCTTTTAAAACTATCCCAAAAATTTCCCATTTTATTATATTTTCCATAATTATAGCACCAATTGAAAGAAAAGTCAAGTTTTATTTATTTTTAGTAGGCGAAGGAGAAGGCTTCATTTCCTTTTGGTGCTTCATCTCTTTATCCTTCATCCTTGCTTCATGACCTTGTTTTAAACTGTCGATCATTGCATCAATACCTTTTGTTTGAACAATCTTATCCATATCATTCTTTAATTTTTGATTAAATTGTTCAGCTTTGACAGCAGTATCAAACTTCTTCATGTCAAGTTCTTCTTTATCAAGATCAAGCTGTGCAACTTTAAATACTTCATCAAATTGTTGTTTACGTTGCTGGGTCTGGCTATCCATAAGTTCTGCCTGAGCAAGTAACAGGGCTGCTTGGTCTCTTGAATTTTGTTGTGCTGATTCCAACTCCTGTTGAAGTTTTTGTTGGTTCATTTGAGCAACTTGCTGGGCAGCAGCGACCATAGGATCTACTCCTTCTTGTTGCCCGTTCAACTGTGCTTGAGACTTGACTTGTTCCATAAACATCAGTAGCATATGTTCTTGAATATTTGAAGTAATTGCATATGCAGCCTTTTGCATAATAGGATTCTTACCCGACATAGGATCATTAAGGAACGCCTGTTTAATTGCAATGTGGGACTTGTGGTCTTGACCAGGGAATGCTTTAATGGGTTTACCTTGGACTGCTATCTGAATATCTGTCAAAGGGTCCATAGGCTGTGCTTCTTCAGGATTTGGAAGAATCTTATCAATATTACCAAAATCAACAGCAGCATAGAAAATCTTTAGAACTTCCCGCATATCATGCAATTCAGGGGCTTGCATTGCAATTTGCATAATAGTTTGAGCTTTAGCCATTCTATGCGCATTAGAACTGATATTTGGGTCAGATACAGGAACTACATCAATGGTTTCATTATAATCCTGTCTGGATACTGCCATGTTACCTGCTTGTTTATTATAAGGCAGATCCTCAGGAAGAGTCTCTCCATTAATGGAGGCAATAATCCGTAGTTCTTGTTTTTGAGAATTGTGAAGACGTTTGTGTATGGCAGAAAAAAACTTTGTGGATGCATCAAGCAAAGCCATGGTTGTTCCAACAGGGCCATAATTAGTGGCATCCCCTATAACCTGTTCAGTAGCATCTGCGAATTTTTGTCCCGCATTTGTCAGGTACTGCAACATTGCAAAAAGAGTCTGGGAAGGCTCTTTAAACGGCAATTGCATAATAGATTTATTAATATCAAGAATACTTGAATCAATATCTTTAAACTGACCAGGATAAATGGGTTCCCCATCGTCTACGATACGAACACCTTTTAACTTAAAACCACCTTGAAGAGTAGCAAATTGACCAGCATCTACAAGTGAGCGAATAGATGCAGTCAACGTAAGTTGCAAGTTACCGAGAAGATGAAGGAACCCTAGGCCATAGAAAGTAAAACCTGGAACAAATTGGTATTGAACAAAGGGGACTCTTTTAATTCTTTTAGGATCTCCTTCTTTCCAATTACGACGAATGCCAAGAACATCACCTGTAGAAGAATTTACTGTTATGATATAAGGAGATGCGAGGCATTCCTCTTCTTTGTCCTTCCAAGGATCAAGAGCTTTATCTCCTTTATAAATACAAAGATCTATATGCTGTTCGTACAAAGTATACGTTGTATTATAATCTCCTTGTGAAAAAGAAACATCAACTCCTTGTGCAGAATTTAAAGCTGTTTGTATTTCTGTGATCTGTATACCGGAAGGTTTAACAAGACCTTCTTTAGGGTTAGAGTAAAAACCAGAAGCAATGTCTTCATTTAATTGATTTTGTGTTTTATATAGAATGTGCGTATAACAATCTGCCCTTTGAAGGTCTGTGGCATTACTTGGAACAACAAGTTGATCTCCTGGGACAAATTCAGAAACAGGTCTTCCAAGGTAACTTGAATAGTAAACCTTCTTAAAAGCGCATCCGAACAAAGGAAGATATAAAAGAAGCCTTTCAGTGTCAGAATAGAACTCAGTCATCTCTTCAGTCAACTGATAATTCAAATGATTTGCAACTCTGTTACCTTGTGCTTCCTTCTCTGGAGTAATCTCCCCAAGAACTTTAGCTTTAACTGGTCCATTGGCAGGAAGAAGTTCATTTGAAGCCTTAGACTGGAACTTAACAGAAGATTCCATTAAAAGAGGATGCTGTGCAGAACAAGCTCCTCTAAAAGGTGTGTTCTTTTCCTCTAATTTAATCCCAAGAAGAGTTGTTCCCTGGGTAATCATATTCTCCCACTCTGATCGAGATTGTTTATGAAGATCGAAATTAGCTTTAACAAGCATCCCTAATCTAGATCTTTCATCTTGATCTAGTTGGTCTACAAGATTGTCATAAAAATCCGAAGATTCATAGTCTATGGGTTCATCATTATTAACTTTATCCAGGATAGAAAGGTCTACAGTAACAGAACCATCGTCTTCCCGCACAAACGGTATTCCAATCCCCTGTATAGACTCTTTTTCTAGTTGATCTAATTGGGATTTTCTTCGTCTTTGCTTAGAAGGAAGATCATCGGATGATTTTACAGAGGAGATGTTTTTAAACTTTGTGGCCATGTTGTATATTATACCCTATTTTATGAAAAAAGTCAACATTCTTAACCAAAGAGGCTGGACCAGTATGATTTAGATTGCCTTCCTCTGCTCCATTCCGCTTCTTCCTCCCAGTCTGTATTACGATAACCATCGTTATCTATACGTAAATTGTCCCGCATCCAGATAATAGCCTGGGATACCGTATCTGTGTAGTCATCGTTAGGAGCTTTAGGAAACATTATAACCTCCTGAACCAGGTCTTCAGCCCAAGGAGCTCTGTCTGGAACCCAGACCCTTCCTGCCTGAAAATAAGGAGTTGTTGATTGAAGCCTGTAGGACTTATCCCTTATAGGCATATAGGGCATTACAGGCATACCCCTCTTACGAAGTTCAGGAATAAGAGATTGTCCTGACGCCCTATCCTCTACAATGAAGAAATCTGGTCTGTGATCTTCATTGATTTCTTGACAAATAGAGCACAACTCTGCAAAATCCCACCTGCCTTTATCACATTCAAGGAGTAGCATGCATGGAAGGATTGCTTTTGTCTCTCCATCAAACAAAGTAACCTCCTGTTTAAAGATTCCCCACACAGAGTAAGCAGAGAAGTCTGCTGTTTCTTTAGAACTAAAAGCTGTATCAAGAGATACCATAATGTAATTACACTTTGGATAATTGTCTTCCCTCCAAAGCTTAAAGTCTTCTCTTTTAACAATAGCTCCTTCCTCTGTAATTGGATTTTGCATGTAAAGAGCACTCCAATCAGCAGGTGGGTTACTGGCCTTAATCTCCAATAGCTTCTTAGTTGGCCAAAATTCAGGCCAGAATGAGGTTCCTACTGCATAGGTACCCTCCCCATCCCCCTCCCTCCAAAGCAATGTACGACCTTCCTCGGTCAAAAGAGCGGGTATTCTAATGATGTTCCAGGGTCTTTCAGAGTTTTTATCCCATTTCTCTGTAAAACCACTCAAATCGTTAATATACCATCTGGTATTAATAATAACTTCCCCTCCTGTAGGAAGAAGACGTGATCTTAACCCCTTACCAACGTACCAAGTATTGTAACTATTCATTTCATCAATGGTGGTATGCTCCCCGATAACGTCATCGCAGAAAGATATGTGCGCCCTACGACCTGCAATTGTCTGTCCCACTCCTGCTGCAAAGAATCTTCCTCTTTGAGTGGTATCCCACCTTCCAGAGGCTGTAACATCCTTTTTAAGAATGGTGTTAGGGAATATTGATCTGTACCTGTCAGAGTCTACCAGTTCCTTTACCGGTCTTCCGTAGTTGTCAATTGCAAGGTCCTTATCTGCGGCAATAGCAAGGAAAAACCAGTTAGGATGTCTACCAAGGCACCAGGAGCAGAACAAGTTCCCCAGTCTTGATTTCATAGATCCTGGCGGTAGCTGTAATTGAAGTCTTCCAGGTTTCACACCTTCAGAGACAGACCTTTCAACTTCCTGCATAGCATCACAGATTACCTCTATATGCCTTCCATCTATAAACCCTTCAGGAAGGATGTCAGGGGACATCAATTTAACATACATGTAGAAATTTTCCTTGGCAAGTTCTATTGCATGTTCCAGTGCAAAATCGTACAATTCTTCAATATTGAAAGGTTTTTCTTGTAACTCGTTGTTATTATTAGTGTTTTCCATCTCTTCTCTTCTTTTTAACCTGTATTTTGTTCCAAATTATCCAATAATATCAATGGGCTTGACAACCGATGTAAAAATGTGATAAAATATTATAGGGATAGCCCCCCGTAACTCCTACTTCTACTACTACCTGCACTCTACCCCCACTCATAGCCTTAATTAAAATACTAACTGTAGTAAGTAGTATAATGTACAGCTTATAATAGATATCTACTCCCAATTATTGTTCCTTGTAGATATTTGTTTTCTGGATAGATTTCATTAAAGACTGGATATCTTTTAAACGTTGCTCCTGAGTGACTTCCTCTCCTTCATTCTTGAAAGCAGTGGTATTATTTTTACTATTATTGGAAGCAGATCCCTCTTTAACAGCCTTGCCAGGTGCTTTAGAGAAAGCCCCAATCATATTGCCCATTAGCTCAATACCTTTGATAGCCCAATCAGGTCTATCCATATCCATAGCATGCTCAATGGCATTTCTAACTCTCTCAACAATCTCAATTTCATCAAGGAGGGATGCCTCTGCTCTCTTTTCATAAAGAAAAGCTATATACTCCTTCATCCCTTCAACTTGTTCCCATTGGTATCCTGTTCTTGTTAAAATAGCTCTGTTTTTTGCGCTGGACCCAGCTTTCTTTGCAGCGTCCGCTTGTTTCATCCCTTTAGAGCGATATTCAGCATATCTCTTTTGCATTGGAGTAAAGTTTTCAAATTTAACTCTTAGCTCCTGAGGCATTGCTTTTGATTTTGTCTGGTAGATAGCCTCTACTTCTGTAACTTTCTTAATTTCTAAAATGTCATCATTATTATTCATATCTTTTCCTTTTTCTTATGTATTCCCTTTCAATGTATATCTTGTATTTTTTAAGGGTCTAATCATAGTATATCATAATACATCTAACAAGCCAAAGAAGACAAAGAAAAACAAGATATTCTGTATCTTAAAACACTGCTTTCGTCTACATTAGTGCCTTGAAATACATCATTTTTAAAAACTATACTCTCGTTACCATACATTCTCACTAATCTGTGTTTAATAGAGGGTGTACATAGGGGATTGCCGCACTCAGCCTAAGCTATTGTTTTCATTGGATAAAATACATTTTAAAAAATATTTTTCCTAAAGAGCATATTGCTAAAATTTTAAAATACATTGTAAATTTTAAGAGGGTCTAGTTATCACTAACAGGGGCCCTCTCACTTTTCCCCTCCCCCTTCCCATAACTCACTTTACCTATTACCTTAACCATTGTTTCACGTGAAACATTCCTTGGAATGCATTATGACAATTGACTTGGTTATGTTATGTGGATAGTTTTGTGGTGTTATGTTAATAGTACACTTAGTAAGAATAAACTTACACTGGCAGTACTTAAACCAGTTGATTAACATGTTATGGTAAACCATTGATATCATTGGGTAATTATGTAATTAAGGTGTCTTTTTACACCATCTCATTCCCGGTATTCCCATATAATCATCCATGTACTGTGACAAAGACATCCCCATGTACTATTATCCACTATGACAATAGGAATATTATCTACTTGACAATACACTTTTAACATGCATCAAGGACGATATGTAAAGGTAATATTGTTTCAAAAACATACCAAATAAAGCAATAATATTATCCTTTTTTTAATTGCAATCCAGATGCAAAACTGGCATGCTTAAACCATAGAGATTGAACAAAACACGGAGGCAAGAAACACATGGATAAAGCAGAACGGTTTGCGATTATGAAAAGAAACAAGATTGAAATGCGCAAAGCGCGAAAAGAAGGCAATACGGAAACAAGAATGAAAACCATGAATTGGGATCATTGCACAGATTATTTTATGGGAAAACCACAAGGATCGGGGAAGAAGAAAAAGAAATATGTTAAACCTACGCTTTTTGACATATCACAGAAAGCAAAAAGGGGTTCATAATAGTATCCCCTAGGGATAGCACATGTTATGTAAACAAGCGTGCTATCCCTTGGGCATATAAGCCTTGATAGGCTACCCACATGGCGAAAGCTATGGAAACTATCGTATAAGCTAGTCTAGCCGTGATAGGTGATTGAAGGCTTGTATTATGGAAATACGGTTTACTATTGTAAACTCCTCTGTAATATGACATTCCTTGATCGTTTAGATTATGAAAAAGGGCAGATTTAAACGCTGCACAAAGAGAAGCCGCGAGCCGGGTAATTACCGAGCCGGAATGTTATTCCCTGTCCAACACCGGGGTTAACAAGTAAGGGCATACACGCTTATACTACGTGGTTCGGATTATATGTATGGCCATTGCTATCAATGAGCGTATTACATATTCTTATGCACAAAGGGCAAGCCCTCCAAGGCTTCCTTCCTTCACACATTTTGCCAATTCTTTCTATAGAATAACTTGCCCTTCCCCTTGAAAAAGATATGTAATATGTTCCTTGGTGGCAATATCGCCACCTTTTTTAACCCTATGAATATGAAAAGGAACTGAAAAATGTCTACAAAATCACGCAAAAAACTCCCGGTTAAACACATTGTAAAAGACGGTATCCCGGTACTTTCCCTGTCTGAAATCATGCTTATCAACGATGAAGTTGAACAAGAAAAAGCAGTGAAGGTGTACCTTAAAACACTTTCTAATCAAGGCAAGGAACTGTTTACGGAAATACACGCCTTTGCTGTATGGTCCATTGACGTAGCAATGAAGGGAAATAATAACTTTTCCCTTATGACTGCCCTTGTTCACGCTGTCAAAGCAATGGGTAATGGCCCTCGGCCGAACCAATTAATTCAATGGTTTGAACAGCACACGCCAGCGTCATTCGACAAAGAAAAGAAAACATTCAAGCAAGGCAAGGGCAAAGAAGGGTATGAATTGGAACATGCAAGGGAAAACCCCTATTACACTCCTGCCGACAAGCCTACGGTAACCTTGTTTTCAATTGAAAACATTCAAAAAGCTTGTGAAACATTGATTAAACGTGCTTTGAGTGAAAAGACTGATCCGGAAGATAAGCAAACACTTAAGGCATTGGCGAAAAACCTTGAAAACGGCTTCTTAATGGAAGTCAAGAAAGCTGTCAAAAAGAAAGAGGAATTGCACGAAGCGCAAAAAGAAAATGACAAGCCTTCGACTGAAAAAGCTACTGAAAAGGAAGCTATTGCCGCTTAACAAACAATAGCTATTAACGAATACAAAAGGGACGTTTGTTTATGGGAAACCATAGATGGACGTCCCTTTTTTTATTTTTCTGTAAAGTGAAAGATGTGATATGGAAACCAAAAGGAACTGTCACACGTAAAAGCGCAGGTTCACACTAACATAAAG